TGAAACCAGCTTGATATCCAACTGCTGTTGCACCAGTATCTTGGTCAGTGCTACCAGCAGCACCACCTATTGCCGTTGCGGTTAATCCTTGATTTGTTAGACCTGCAGTCATTCCAAGTGCTACTGTTAATGGACCGCTGGCATTATTTTTATCACCTAAAGTGGCCCAAGTTGCTCCGCCGGACCCACTTGAATCGTTTGCTGGCTCCCATTGGGCGCCGTCCCATTTTAAAACTTGACCAACACCTGGAGGTGTAGTACTTGTATCTACATCAGATAAATCGTCAATTCCTTGAACAATTGATAATCCAGTAATAGTTGCGTTGGTAAAGTCGATTTTAGTATTTGTAAAGTCAACATCTACATCGTTTACAAATTCTACTGAATTGGAAGAGTTACCAAGTACAATGTCACCTGCTTGGTCGCCAATTACAATTTTACCTGCGCTAGTTTTTGTACGCATAATGATACCATTATTACCACCCGATAGTAATAATACGTCTAATATCTCCGTTATCGCAGAACCACCGCTACTAGTAATCTCTTTGCCATTTAAATCTAAATTGCCACCAAGTTGTGGTGATGTATCATCAACTACCTCTGTGCTTAATGTACTTAAACTAACAGTGTTGCCGCCGGTAATAGTTAAATCATCACCTGCTAATGTTAATGTTTGACTGTCACTGTCTGGCGCACTTTCGAGAGTAGTTACTCGACCATCTAAATCGGTGAAGTTATTATCTAGTTCCTGAAAGGTTAATTCGCTACCTTTTTGTGTTCTCAATGTTATTGTCATTGTCGTTTCCTATTTTGCTACATATCCTGATGCTACATAACCTTCCGTAACATAGTTGGCAGTTTTTATTTTGTTGTCTGGTTTCGCCGGTATCACTTTGCTCATTGGCTGTAGTGATTCGAATTCTCTATCTTCAACTATGCTAGTGCCATTTTCAAAAATGTAATCACTTGCATTGTAAGTTTTGTCTGTCCATGTCTGATCGGTGATATTATCGTATAGTCTGTGCCACTTGTTTCCTCGACGAACAAACATTCTATTGGGAGCGAAGTCATTTCTAATAAAGTAATCGCCTTCGCTAGGATCGCTTGGGAATTGATCACCTGTTGCGATTGCCTCACCGTGATTATATGTGTTATCTTTGTTAACAATGCCGCCACTGGTTGCATGATCATACCCAAACAAATGATCCCGCATACTTGTTCCGTTCGGATCTTCGGCATCTGCAGCGGCTACAATAGCATCACTGATGTTAAATTCTGCTTTGTATGTGCTAACATCATTTTTGAGACTATTAGCGTCACTACTATCGCCAAGTATATCGTAGTATTCTTGACTGTCTGTTAGTGGGCTTAGTTTGACTCTCCAAATATGTGGATACCAAGTTTGACTGAATCCTTCTGCACCTCTATTGGCGTCATTGACAACATAGTATTTGTTTACTGCGGCTTTATCACTGCTCAACAGTAATGCATCTCTGAGGTGCGGCAGTTCTAGTACATCTCCGGGCATAAGTTTTCTGCCCATTATCTCTACCATTTCATTCATGTGAAATGTCATATACAACATATCATTACTGAGAAACAATCCAAACTGTGTTAGATCAAAGTCTGTGTCTTGTACATTGTATACTCCACGCATTTCATATACATCTGGATCATATTTACGATCTCTGTTTTCTAAAAACAATAAGTCTTGTATTTTTGTTTCGTTAATAATACCGTCAACATTAATAAATTCTCCACTTAGTGGATCTACTTCTCTGCCATCGATGTAGTTAGGCTGACTAGGGTCATTTTGATCTCCTATGTTAGCAGGTCCTACATACTTGTGTACATGGACGCCAGTTCCGCCTATGCTAAACTGTTCACGGATACTTCTATCCATAAAGTGATAATCATTAGTTTTCGTCGGTTTATATAGTGTTAAGCGTGGCATACGTATATTTATGACTATCATAGCTCTTGACAAATTAAAAAAAGATGCTAAATTAGTATTATAACAATCAGGAGAACTCCTATGGCGAGTGTTCGTAGTCTTACTAAAAAACCTAAAAAGAAAACAGTATCCAAAGGTCCACGTCGTGGCCTTAAAGGTCTACTAGCGCCTAGCTTTGATAATTGGGAAAAGTTGGACGGTGCTAATTTTCACAGACTTAAAATTAATGTAAGTGATTTTTGGTATCAGAACTTCAAACACAATGACACAATCGAGTGGGCATTTGAGTGGATGAAAGATAATGGTTATAGTAAAACTGATATTAACAGTGTAAAGAAAGCAGCCAAGCATGAGCAAGTGCTAGGCATTCGTTGTAAAATGTTGTTAGACGGTTGTCCTGATTATAATGAAAAAGAGCAGGATTATTGGCAAGCGTGTCCTGGAACCTCAGGTGATATTCGTCCTATGAAAGACTATATTGCTACTAAGATTGAGAAGTATATTGAAATTGGCAAAGATATTCTAGAAGAGAAAAAAGTTGAGGATAGCAAAAAGAAAAAAGTACATGTTCCAACTATTCAAGAACGTCTTCAAGAAGCTACCATCGATAAATTAGAAGATATGGATAGTTGGTTGGACGATTGGATGCGCAACAGCAAAAAGAATCCTTTGCTCAAGCAGAATCCTCTACAGTATTTTAAAAAGCACGAAATGAATCTAGGACATCTACGTTTTGTTAGTGAATTTTTTAAAGGTGCATATGAGGAAATGCAAGAGCTAAATGAGTTACCCGCTCCTAAGAAACGTGATGATATGCAAGAACAACTTGCAGAAGGATATAGCGTATACAGTAAAAAAGAAATCAAAGAACTAACAGATTTTTATAAACGACTGTTTGATGCAATTGAAATTGTAAAAGCTGAAAAGAAGCAAACAAGAGCAATTCGCAAGCCCAAAGTTAAAAGTGCCCAAGAGCTGGTTAAGAAACTCAAGTTCAAATCAAGTGACGGAGACTTTGGTATTGCTAGTATCAATCCAAGCGATATCATTGATGCAACTGCACTAGTTGTGTTTAACACAAAAAATCGTAAACTAGGCATATACTATGCAGAAGACCACACAACGTTTAAAGTCAAAGGAACTACATTACAATTCTTTGACGAAACAAAAAGTGTACAAAAGACTGTACGAAAGCCAGAAGAAATTTTACCACAGTGGAAAAAGGTTACCAAGCATAAGCTAAAGACACAGTTTGGATATCTTAAAACTACTGAAACTAAAATGAATGGTAGGTTCAACGCAGATACTATCATCTTAAAAGCCTTCAAGTAATAAATACTTGTATGGCATTAATAGATAATTTAATTAAAGAAATCGAACTTCGCTTAGGTGGACAAATGGTAGACGTAGAGCTCGACCCAGAGCACTACGACTTGGCTATTAATAAAAGTTTCGAGAAGTATAGACAGCGTAGTGAAAACAGTGTGGAAGAAAGTTTTATTCCATTAGAAGTTAAAGATGGAATCAGTGAGTACACACTTGCTAATGAGGTCATTGATGTTATGGATATATACAGACGCAGTAGCGGAACACTAAGTGGCGGCAGCGACATAGAACCTTTCGAAACTGCATACCTTAACAACTACTTGATGAACAGTGGCAGAGCAGGCGGCATGGCAACGTTTGATGCACTATCTCAACATCGTGAAACACTAGGACGTATGTTTGGCGAGAATATTACTTTTACTTGGAATACATCAACTAAAACACTATTACTGCATAGAAAAATTAAAGCAGATGACACTGTATACTTGCACACTTATAAGTCTCGAAGTAACGAAGAGCTATTACAAGATCCGTACAGCGGCCCGTGGTTGAAAGAGTTTGCACTTGCTCACGCAAAATTAATGCTAGCAGAAGCACGTGGTAAGTTTAATACTATCGCTGGCCCACAAGGTGGTACTAGTTTAAATGCAGATGCACTACGTAGTGATGCACAAATGAGCATAGACAAACTAGAAGATGATCTAAAATACTATGCAGAAGGCCAAGCTGGACTTGGCGTTATTATAGGTTGACATCTTTTAAAATTTACGCTAAACTGTAAAAAATACGAATTTACGGAGTAGCGTATGATTATCGGTATATGTGGACTTATAGGAAGTGGCAAAGGAACTGTTGCCGATATCCTAGTTGAAAATCATAACTTTCAAAAAATTAGTTTTGCTGACAAGCTCAAAGACGGCGTTGCTAGTGTATACGGCTGGGATAGAGATATGCTAGAAGGCGACACTGATCGAAGCCGTATATGGCGTGAAAAAGAAGACGAGTATTGGACAAAAGAAACAGGTAGAACGATTACACCTAGACTAGTACTACAAGAATTTGGCACAGATTGTATGCGTAATGGTTTCTATGATGGCATATGGGTTAGTCTTGTTAAGCAACAAATACTAAACAATCCAGATATAAATTGGGTAATACCCGATGTAAGATTTCCTAATGAAATGCGTATGATTAATAGTGTACAAGGCCAAGTGTGGCAAGTACGCAGAGGAGATATGCCAAAGTGGTTCTACGACAGAAGAGACAGAGGTACTGAGCCTGTAGACATACACCCCAGTGAATGGCATTGGATTGATAGCGACAGTGCATTTGATGAAATAGTTAGCAATGATACAACATTGAATCAATTACAATCTAAAATAAAAGATATAATTAACTACTAGGTTAACCTTCATATCCCCCCTGATATATAGTGGTCCTGGTAAATACTACTAGCAATTACTTTTATCAGAGGAGCAATAATATGGCATTAGTATCACCAGGTGTAGAGGTTCAAGTAGTAGATGAAAGTGCATATGGCGCCCCGGGCGCAGGCACAGTACCACTATTACTTGTAGCAACACGTTCAGACAAAACAGATCCAACTGGTAGTGAAGTAGACGGAAAAGCGAAATATACAAAAACAGCAAATGCAGGCGAAGTAGTAAAAGTTACTAGTCAGCGTGAACTAACTCAATATTTTGGTAATCCATTATTCACTACAACAGGAACAGCAATATCACAAGGCAGCGAAACCAGCGAATATGGATTAATGGCTGCATACAGTTATCTAGGTCAAGGTAGTCAAGCATACATTGTTAGAGCAGACATTGATCTTGCACAATTAGAAAATAGTGCAACTGAACCAACAGCGCCATATAATATAGGCAACACAGTGTGGTTAGACACAGACGCTAGTAAGTATGGTATCCACCAATGGAATACCACAACTAGCAAATGGGAAAACAAAATTCCAGCAGTACAGACTAATTATAATGACGCAGCTATTGATGGTGACGTTAATACACCAAGCGGCGCAAGTGCTGCAACTGACGGAACATTCCTAGTTGTAACAAACGTTGATAACGAAATAGCAAATAGCGCAGGTCGTGGTATGAGTATTGAATACTTTTACGGCGTAGGCGGCGCATGGGAATCACTAGATTCAGATACTGCTCTAAGCACTGGTGAAGCTGTAACTTATGATGCACACTATAATGCACCAAGCTCTCCAGTAGCAAACGATGTTTGGGTTAAAACAACACGCCCAGGCAACGGTTTGGCACTAGCACTAAGCACACACAATGGCACGGCATTTACAACAGCTACAGTACAAGGTATTAGTACTACACAAGCTGACGGCCAAGGATCCATTGGTAATTTTGTAGCACAAGACGGTTCAAGCACAGCTTCATTAACCGTAAGCACATCTACAGTA